ACCTGGAGCATGACCGCCTTCACCACTGAATTCTGTGATGTTATATCCCTTTGCAATTAGTTGGTCTTTGACTTTAATCATCAAGTCACGAGATGAGAAAGCGTAGTGGTCATGAGCATTGGCTTCTGATCCATGACTGGCGTCATAACCAGATCGACTTGGGTCTCCGTGCAGGTGTTCAACAATGCCACCAGTTTGGAAACGAGGGAACGCATCATAATTAAGGAAGTCCATCATGCTTTGATCAAAAGATCCAGGTGGCAACGCAATCTCGCCCCTCTCCAATGCAACAGGAATGCCACCAGATTGATGTCCAATGGCAGACACAAGATTGCGATTCATGATGTAAGAACCTGGTGCCACTGATGTAAGGAAGTGGTCTCCTGTTGCAGGTTGGCCAAGGTTAGGAACCATTCCAGTGAACCCACCAGACTGTTTCGCCATTACTTTGTTCAGTGCTTCAGCTAATTTCTCTTGTTCTTTCTGTCTTTGTTCGTCTGACTTACTCCAGTCCCAGAGTGCCTTACCAGCCAATCCAGTCCATCCAATTGGACCTGGAACCATTGAAAGACCAGCCAGTCCTGCACCAAAGTGATCACCGGCGGCAGCTGAGCTTGCAGCTTCTGCTGCTCCAAAAGCCATTCCAACACCAGGAATAAGTCTCTTCAGAAAGGGTGATGATACTCTGCCAACATCAATTCCAGTTTGAATTTTGCCTGCAGTGTCTGCTGTTACAGGACCTGATGATTGGCCGCTTGATGATGAAGTTGTTGATGATTCTGTACCAGTACCGCCTGTCTCTTCTGTACCTGAGGTTCCACCACCTGATGATGAACCTGACGAATCTGATTCTCCATCTCCACCTAAAAAGTTTCCTAAGACATTCTTATCAAAGAGTGACTTGGCAACTGCAGCACCAAGACCAACTGCCAGCGCAGTTAGCAATCCACCTTTGACGATGTTAGCGCCAGCTTTCTTGCCAACTGTATTCTCAATTGTTTCAGTGTATTCTTTATGATATCGCTTACGATCTTGTGATTCTCTCTTTCTCTGTGTGATTATAAATTGACGATACTTATCTTCCTGGCGATTACTGCGTCGATCCTCCTCCTCCATCTTGGAGAGAGACTTACTCATTTTACCAAGAGAAGTTTCAATTCCCTTAGCTTCACCGTATATCTGACTGAGGATCGACATATCCTTTTAGAGTTATTTATCTCATCTCTTGAGCAGCTTGCTTGCGTGACAGTTCAAGTTGTTCCAGGTAATTAGATAAGAGAGATGTCATAACATCAAGTTCCCATGGAATGAGTTCTTCAATCTCTGTGACACTCCATCCATGGTATTGTTTAAAGGCGAAGATGCGTTCATAATGTTGGATCAAATTATTGTGCATCATCGCCATCAAAAAAAATCTGCCAGGCCCTCCAAAGTGATGGTAAAGTCCTCACCTGTGTTCTTGTTCTTCAGTGTAAAACTGTGCTTCAGTTTCGGCATTGTTAGGAAGAAGTTCATAATCTTGGTGAATTGTTCAGCAGTCAATCCTTCTAACCAATCTTCTGTTTCTGCCTCAGTGGTGTCCTCTTTATTATATACTTCATCACCCACAATAATTTGTTTGACACACTTGGCCGCCAAGTCAAGTCTTTCTCCAATGGTGTTCACATTGACACCTTCTGCAAAGAAGTTGATGTCTGGGTAACCCATCTTGACACTGGTGCCACCACCCAAATCAATCAGGTCAGTGTGTCCTTTGGTCTTTTGAATTTCAATCTTATCAATGTCAATCTCATGATCCACTGTGTAAGTTGGATCATTAGGATCAGTAACTTTAACTGCGAGTTTCTCTCCAACTGACTTAGCTCTGGTTTTCAGAAAGAGAAACTCAATGTCAAACAATGCCAGATCCTTAACATCAAACCCAGCAGTTGTAACACAATTGTTTAGAACATTGGTGATGGCATTTGTAATCTCATCCATGTCCTGAGACTCAGAAGCCAGAATAAGAATCTTCTCCTCCTTCACAGAGAAGGGTTGGTACTTGATTCTCTTACCAGATGATGGAATTGTGCAGGAATATTCTGGTCTCGTTGGCTTGGGTAAAGGCATAACAAAGTTATGATGTAGTAATATTATTTAGAGGGTAAGTCCAAGGTCTTTCTCCGTAATCAATCTAAAGTTCATGCCCCTATCTTCACAATAATTTCTGGCTGCCTTCCACTTTGCTTCATTAATAATGTATGTTTGGACTGCTTGTGCCCACGCTTTTGTTCTTCTCTTGGGATTCTCTGGAGGACCAATCACCTGACGATAAGGTTTAATCTCAACCATCTCCTGCATGGTAATGCCATCATTCCTTTCATACTCAACAATGAAGTCAGGAAAGTATCTGCGATTCTTTTTATTGATTGGATCATAATACCAAATGGCTTTCTCTTCTGACTGCCAACGCTTTACCTGTTCAGTCTTATCACACCACTGCATGAAGGTTCTTTCCCAGGAAGATCTGTAAAGAATATTTGTATAGTCGCCTTTATATTTTTCAGGATGAAGAGGTCTGAATCTGCCTTGTAATGTCTTGGCCATGCCTCATAAATAACCTTAAAGGTATTTAGATGCATGTCATACGAGAAGGCAAAGTCTTTAATTAGAAATAGTATTTCAAGACCAACTCTTTACAAAGTGATCATGCCAAGTAAGTTCATGGGTGGCAACACCAATGACTACCTTGAATACTACTGTCTGTCCACTGCCATTCCAGAGGTAAGAGTTGAGTCTGTGGTTGCACGAGGTCATGAGAACATGGGTATTGCAAGAAGTCAACCCTCTCTCATGATTTGGGGTAGTCCAATGACGATTTCTGTGATTGAGAATCAAGAGTTCTCAGTTCACCGTGACTTTAAGAGATGGTTTGATCGTCTTGGTATCAATGCCAACCAAGATGGTGGGCGTAACATGAGAATGCAATATTATAAACAGATTGTTGGTGACATTCAACTGGTTAAGTTAGAGAATCCATCAAGTTCTGGTGGTGGATTTGGAGAACAACTACAAGAAGTTTTGAGAGTAAAGTTTATCAATGCTTTTCCTAAATCAATTGGTGCCGTGAATCTCTCAAGTGAAAATCGTAATAACTTTACAACGTTTAATGTAGAGTTTAATTATGAAAGTTATTCCACTGAGTACTCATGAGTGATCGCATTGATCTTATCAAGTCTCGTATGAGTTCAAGTGCCATGAATAACATGTTCATCGCACTTAAATATCTTGGCACTGGGAATAAGATTGTACCTGAGGTGGGCAAACATTATCTGTTTGTTTATACACCAAAGACACGTAATCTAAAGTATGATCAACATCCTTTGGTCACCTGCACATCCATTCACAGATGGGGATTTTGTGGAATAAATACTCACTGGGATGACTACAGGAGATACACCTGGCAAGAAGTTGAGTCAAACCTATATGAAATACAAGATGATGAAATGGATGAAGCATCTAAATTGCCTCTCGCTTTTTTTAGACAAACATGAGATATCCTTCAGACATGTCTGGCGAAGGTGACTTCGTTCAGTTCTCACACAGCAAGTATAGTGCCAAAGGTGGCGGTGGAGGAGGTGGTGGAATCACCATCTACGTACCAAATGCTGTTCCTGCAATCACCAATGGACAGAGTTGGCAAGCAGTACACTTTCCTGGTCCTGTTGGTGCCATGAAGAGAGATGCCGCCTTAGGAATGGCTGAGGCGGTGAACTCATTTGGTAATGATTTGGATGGAGGAAAGATTAAAAATATTGTGGATAAGTTTAGAAGTGATGTAGAATCTAGAGGTGGTGTGGGTGCTGCAGCCAAGCAGGGAGCTCTGGGTGTTATTGGTCGCATCTCTGGTGCTGGAAGTGCAAGTAACCTTCTGCAGATGCAAACAGGAGAAATCTATAACCCCAACTCTGAACTCCTTTATCAGAACCCTAACTTTAGGGCCTATACATTTGACTTCACATTCATTCCAAAGAGTGAGGGTGATGCTCAGGCTGTTTGTGATATTATCAAAGAGTTTAAATCTTACAGTGCTCCAGAATTGAAGGGACAAAGACTTGAGATTCCACATGTATGGCAGATCAAGTACAGTAATCAATACATGGGTAAGTTTAAGCCAGCAGCTTTAACGCAAGTAACTGTACAATACAACTCAGGCATGTCACAACACATGACATACACCAGTGGAATGCCAATTGTAACCAGTCTTCAGTTGTCATTTACTGAAGTTGAGTATGTCTTTAGAAAGGATCACCAAGAAGGGAGGGTAGGTTACTGATGTCAACACCAGATTATTTTTCTCACTTTCCAAATGTTGAGTATGCCTACCGCATGAACAGTGCTGGTAAGGCAGAAACCATATCAATCAAAGACTTCTTTCATACAATGAAGTTGAGAGATGATATCTATAAGTATGAAACCATTTATAATTCATATGAGATTAAACTCAATGAGAGACCAGACATGATCTCCAAAGAGTTGTATGATGATGAACAATATTACTGGACTATTCTTCAAGTCAATGACATTATTGATTATCATAATCAATGGCCTTTAGCGGAACCAGAGTTTTATATCTATGTTGTTCGTAAGTATGGAAGTGAAGCAGGAGCAGGACAGATACATCACTATGAAACTGAGAACATTTACAGATGGGAAACCTTTGGTGAAACTGATGCAGAGGATGAGAGAGACCTTAGGCGCAACATGGGACTGGAAAAGGACATTGTTTTTCCAGGTGGAATGGTGGTTGCTGAGAACTACAACTACCCAGTACATCTTGGTATCTCAAATCGTAAACCAGTTGCGGTTTCCAACCTGGAATATGAAAGGAGACTTAATGATCAGAAGAGATTCATTCAGGTCATCAACCCACAGGTTATCTACGATTTTGTCAGAGATTACTACATCTATGCAGAAAATATCCCACCCCAGAAGAGTGAGGTGGGAATTACAGACTATAGAAAGTAATCAGGACTCAGCTAGTTTCTGGAAATAATCCAGGACATCATCGTCATCTTCAACTGTGGCGGACTGTGAAGGCAGGCTATCATTAACCTCTTCCACGGGCTCAACATTACGAGAGGCGGGAGGTCGAGTGGCAAACGGATTACTCGGCACACTCTCTTCTACAGGTTCACGATCAGCCCGCTTCAGATTCAGAACTGCATTCAGTCGTTCCTGAAGCTGTTCATAAGTCTTGAACTGATCAGGTGCAACTAGAGACTGAAGAGCAAACTCACGCTTCCAGATGGACTCCAACTGAGCATCATCTAGATCCTCAAGTGTTCCAGGGTTCTCAAACTCAGATGAGTCATAGTTAGGATAACCAGCTACCTTCTTGGCGCGAAGTTTAAAGTTGGCTCCAGACCAGAAGTCAAAGGGATTATAACCTTCACGACCTTCCAACTCATCGCCATTCACAACATCCATGATCTTGTCATAGATCTTCTTACCATACTTGAAGAGGAATACCTTACCCTCATTCTCAGGATTGGCAGGATCCTTTACCACATAGATGTTGGAATAGTACTGGAGCTTACGCTTCTGCTTACGAACTTGTTCTTTCAGTGACTCATCACCACTGTTCCACAGTTCACGATTGTATTCACCAAGAGGATCCTTTTGATTCAATGTGGTCAGGCTGTTTTCAATGTACCAACCACCAGGACCTTGGAAGGCGTGACTGTAGAGTTTAACAAACGGCATATCTTCACCATCTGAGGCGGGAAGGAAACGAATTACTGCATAACCGTTGCCAGCTTTATCTGTGGAGAGTTTCCAGAACCTTTCATCAACAGTGCCTACCTGTTGGGTCTTTTCCAGTTGCTTTTGCAGTTGCTGGAAGACGGAACTCTTGTTTTGCTTGAGACTTGAAAAGGACATAGGATTGATCGGATTGATAGGATTAGCTGAGTTTAGAGTCATCCTAGGACTATTTTATTACATCTCTACTGGATCGTCAAGATCTTCACCAGTGATTTGTTTGAGTTCTATCTTAATATTTTGCTTGAGTTCCATATGATATGAACTCAGCGTGTGGTGTGGTGCCATACCGGCTTCAAGTGCTTTTGTGTATAGTTCATTAATAACTCCCTTAGCTTCTTCAGTTCCATCCAACTGAAGTCTCACCAATAAACATTGTTCTTTTTCCACCATTGCATATAGAGAATGTAAGAACTCCACCTGTAGTTCAATCTGACTCTCCAGTGATTTACCTGAAGTGTGATTCATTAACAAGTGAAGTTCTTCAACCTTCTCTTGTAAGTATTCTAAGTCAGAAACTTCTTGTTGATAATAAGGAGACTCAAAAAACTTCATAGGAACTTCTCCTTGATAAGTTTTATGTATTTATCTTTGCAAATGGATAAGAATGGTTTATATTTTTTGATTTTAAAACTTAACATCTCCCATAAAGGATCATGAAACTTCTTGTCCCAGTTCTTCATGAACCCCAATACCATGTCCATAATGATTAATGTTTCTAAAGAAACTCGTCGTTGGATGTAGAACTTGAGGAGTGTAGGATGTCCTCCCATCGTTTCAAAAAGATGGTTAAAGGAATCCCCCGTTTCTTCCATATGTTGAACCAGTCTGTCAAGATCCTGGTTAACAAGGTAGTGCTCACTCTGTCTTTGTTTTTGCCATGCCAACCACCGATCTTTTCCAGATCTTTTGATATCCCCGATCCAAACCTTTGATGGATCGTCGGACGCAACAAAACTAGAGAGGAGGTACTCCTTGACCTCTTGATCCGAGAGTTTGCGAGACAACGTCTCGAAGAAGTAGAAGTCGGATCTCTCTTGATATTTCTCTTCACTCGCTCGAACCTTTCCATCGTACTGAAAGAAATCAAATTTGGGATTGGTAAAGTGTTGCTTCATTGCAAGGTAGGTACGATATACGTCGAGTCCTTGCATCAGAGAGGTAGTTTGCCACGAGAAGTTTTCTTGAGAAAGTTTAGTTCAGTCGCTTCATATCGAATCTTTTCCTTGAGAGGCTTAGAGATAAGTTTAGATGCTGACTCAACTTCAATGCCTTTCTCTTCACAATATTCTACAATTGCCTCAATGTAAGACATATTGGTCTGAAGAACAATGGCTTCGATATCCTCAGCAAACTTATCTTTGCTGACAAACTTATCGTTTATTGCCTGATCAATCTCCTGTGAATCTGGCATCTCGATACTGAATAAATTGACTAGCATAATCTTTGAGTGTTTGCAGGTACTTCATGATGTTACGTCTTTCGACGATTTGAACTTCGCCACTTTCTGCTACCAGAATGACGACAAGTTTTTTTGGGACGACACCTGTGGCTTCAGAGAACATAGCCCAGTAAGCAGAGAGTTGAACGAAGTAATCTTCTAACCACTCTTCTGGTTTCACTTTCTCTGATGTCTTGAAGTCTACGATAGAGAGTTCTCCATCAACTTCACAAATGAGATCAACTGTGCCAGCAAGACATAACCTGTCTGACTTCATTGTAGTCTCTTGCTGGTAGATGTTATCTAGTCGTGTGTCCAGATAAAACTTAGAGGAACCAAACATGAGTTGAATGAGAATGTTATCCCATTCCTTCAGTGACTTGTAGTCTCCATTGCGAAGGTACTCTTCGAGAATTCTATGGAGTTTAGTTCCACGGGTGGTGGCGTGCTTTGTCTTGGCATTGGCAACCTCATTGCCAACACGAGCACGCCAGTCTGCAAACTTCTTGCGATTGATAAAAGAAATAACAGATGTTACAGAAGGATAGACTGATTGATCATCAACCTGATAGTATCTTGACTCATCAATCTGTACTCTTTGGAGATTACCAAAGATACTTCTGTAGTCTTCACGTTGAATAAACATTAAAAGCCAGCGGCGTTTTTGGCAATGAGATAGTTGCGTACCAAACCTGAACGACAGATGTCATCAATGCCCATTTCAACCATCACAAAATCATCCTTCATCATTTCAAGGATGCGCATAAAGTCATGGATGCCATTGCGTTCATTGTTGTTACGAAGGTCAGTTTGCATTGCATCACCACAGAAGACGATGCGTGTGTTCTCACCTACCCTTGTAATTATAGAGTCTAACTCATGAAAATTCAAGTTCTGCATCTCATCAATGATGATGACACTGTTGTCAAGTGTAACACCACGCAAGAATGATGTTGACCAAAACTTTACAGTCTCCTGTGCTTTGAGTGCTCCATACAACATTTCAAACTCAGTGTCTGAGGTTGCCTCAAACATGTACTTCACCATATTCTTGTATGGAATCTGATAAAGTGAAGACTTATCTTCATGATCTCCTGGAAGGAAACCAATCTCCCTAGTTGCCACAAGTGAACGAACCAGATAAACTTGGTCGTAACTGGGTGTTGCCTTTAGACAATCATACAGACCCTTATAGAGGGCACAGAATGTCTTACCTGTACCAGCAGCACCATAGATGAAGAGGTGCTTGCCTTCATCCCATGCCTGAAAGATCTTTTTTTGATTCTCAGTCAGAGGTTCAACCTTAACCATACGGTCAGTGTTGATGGGCTGTCGCTTTTTAATTTTGGTTCTTTGTTTAGCTGCCATTAGTATTTCTGGGTGATGGATGCGTTGCGAGGGGCAGCCTTTTTGACTCCCTTCATAACCTGTTTCCAGTCTGGATGTTGTTTATAGAGTTTGCCATGCCAGTCCTCTTCAACGGACATTGGAGCAGTGCTTGGATCGCTCCAGTCGCGAATCCAATCAGGGTTAGCTTCCTTCCAAGCATCCCATTCATTGATGCTCATGGTGACTTCTTTCTGTTCACCAGTTTCTTTGTTGACTACAGGGTAGGTTGCCATAAGTATTTAGATTTGTAAAGGAAGTTGATTAGTATCCTCCCAATTGGGTGGATGAAATACACAATATTCATTGAATGTAATCTTCATTTCTTTAACTGTTAGTCCACAATGTGATGCAGCCTGTGGTACATTCCACTTAGCTCGATAGAGCATCTCCATTGCTTTGCGTGTTTCAGGTCTCATCACCACTCCAAAGCAGTGGCGATGTCTGGAAACACCTGAATGAATACGTCACGGCATTGTTCAGCGATGTCCATGTGTTCTTTCTGAGTTCCATTTGAAGACCTCAGATTGATGTAATGAACCCATGAACGACAAGAACCTGTCATATAAAGACGGGTAGGAGTAGCCAGAGGAAGAACAAACCTGGCACACTCTTTAGCAACGCCACAATCAAGAAGATTGTTGTACAGATCCATAGAATCTTCAAAGTGCTTCTCAATCTTTCGTTGATAGCCACTAACCACTCCTGGTGGGAGATCATTCGTGCTGTTCTGACGATTCTTTGTGTCCTGACGACGAAGGTCTGGTGTAGGAATCTCCTGATTGATAAGCTTGGTGTCTGCATATCTTTGTGAGAACTCTTGGAATGTAAAAGACCGGTGACGCAGAATCTGCGCCGCCAGTCCACGAGTCGTATTGATCTCCAGTGTCATTGAAGCAGTCTCAAAGATGCTCCAGTGATCATGCTGAATGCAGTACTTCAGGAGTCCTGAAGCAGTACGATAGTTCTCTTGGTTGTGTGGGTTACTGACTCTTGCCACATAAGAGATAACCTCCTGTGGACCCTTACCCTCTAGCTCTCCTGATCCGACGCTGTGGGCTATCAGTTTCACGTTTGTCATAACCAAATCCTTGTTGTTGTTTCTTAAGAAGTTTACGAGCCTTATGCTCCTCTTTCATGATACCAAGTTGACGTCTCATGTACATCAACTCCGCTTCTGTATAGAGTTCTGACTTGGACTTAAGTACTTTCTTAACTAGTTTAATCGTATGTTTAATTCCCATAGGGTTCCTCTTCTTGTCTACCTGGATTGATGACTTCATCATAACTCTTTTCCATATTATCTTGAATCAGTTCAGTGTAAGCGGCGATTCCACGAAAGATGATTTTATCTTCATCAGTCCAAGTCAGATTAGGATTATTCAATTGTTCTTCAATCATCTTTCTGGACGCTTCAAACATTAAACTTCTCCGTCATCATCGTTGGTTTGATAGTATTCTAGAACATCATCATAGTTGATGTCCAGTGTGTATGCTTGTGTGTCTGAGTGAATCTCAGCATCTAACTCATTCGCTATCTGTCTGAGCAGGTCGCGAATCGCTTTTAGTCGGTTGAGGTTCATCTTGTAGTCTCAGTTCAGGGAAGGCATCAATCACATTTTGGCGTGTGATTTTATATTTAGATGTTAGCTTCTTATCCTTAATGAGATCAAGGACATCAGCTTCATCTGGATGTAGGTTCTCTAGCAGTTGAACCCACAACGCCTCTTTTTTGATCTGTTGGATCCGAGGGCGAGGTGAATTTGAACAACCAAAGTAAACAACTCCATTGATTTTCTTGGCAATGAATTTATCAATGAGTCTCTGTTCAGTAAACAGGTACTGATGATCGACACCTTTGGGTCTTTCCTGTGCAGTGTAAGGTGTCTTACCACTGGGGAAGCAGAACTTAATGGACTTGGCAAAGTTACAGAGAAGAAGTTTGGTCAGTGCAGGAGACCTGTACTCCTGAAGGATTTTAACTTTCTCTGCCTTTGTCTTGGCATTGGATACTCTCTGAAAGACTTCAGAAAGAAGTGTTTTACTAACAGGTAGTTTAGGTGTTGCGGGACGTGGCATACTAACTAAATTCCTCAATCAAATCTTGAATGTTGTGCGAGATAAAATAATCTAATGAGATGTTCTCCTTGACTCTGTAAGAACGATAGTAGCTGAGGATTCTCTCCACAACTGCCTCAGGAATCTTAGCAAAGTCAATCAGTTCAGAGTTGCGTTTCCAGTTTCTAAGACGAATAAAATTTGTAAACTTGTTGGGATCCATGCTCGCCAGAGAATTAATCTTCTCTTTACTCATCTTTTTCTGTGGTTTACCCGTAACAATTGCATCATCACAGGTAAGAATGTTGGGAATACCATCTGAGCGGTCTCCACGAATGATGTGTTCTTGGAGATACATGATGGGATCTGCATCCTCAATCCACCGGTTCCGAATCGGATCGTACTGTCTTACAAATGGATGCCGATGAAGTTGAATGAAGTCTTTATCGGCTGACAGTATGAGGATGGGTTCTGGAATAGACTTGACTCCATTCTGCCTCACAAGTGTGGCAATGATGTCATCAGCTTCAGCACCTTCAACCTGGAGAACATGATAAGGAAAGTAATTCCTTAGTTCATCTCTGATCTTATTTAGTACGGAAAACACTTGATCCCAATCATACTTGGAGTTCTGCCTTTCCTGCTTACGATTCATCTTATAGTAAGGAAAGACTTGGCGCCTCCAGTAACTCTTATCGTCATAACACAGAATAAGCTTACCATATTCACCCTTAAACTTACGAGCAATCCTGCCAATTACGCGGACAATGGATCGTCGTACAGTGTCAATGTTAATCTCATCTTCAATCTTATGGCGAACCATAAGATGACTAATCGCGATTTGATTCGCGTCCACGAGTATCATAAGGGTTGTCCCTCTAGTTCTCCTCTATTATACCACATAAAAAAAGAGGGGTCAAGCCCCTCACTCATCCATGTGAACGTCTTCTGGATCAAACTCATCTGGATCATATCCAGGTTCAAAGTTAACATTCATGTACATACCCCTGTAAATTGAACCATCCTCTTCAAAGATTTCTGGGTGTGGGTTTTGTTGAAATAAGTCTTCATAATCATGTCGGTTATGTTCCATGTAGGAGATGAAGTTTATTGAAGCGATCCAACCAACAGCAATCCCCAGGATCAGAACCATCTGAAAAATGGCAACCAGAAAAAAGGTTTCCATATCCTACTCCTTTGTTGAGTTTACCTGTAATGCAAAAGTAAATGTCTTATTTAATATTTTAAAGGATACGTGGTACTTGAAGTCTTCTTTGTCAGATGTTTCTGTTTTAGG